ATGACTGATATTTACTACCCACATGACAGCCTCCCTATGCCATTACAGGAAGGATACGGATTTCAGCCTGTGAGCCCGTTAAAACGAACCCAGTTAACCACCGGTCGCGCGAGGCAAAGGCGAGCTTTTACGTCCACGCCGACGCAGGCCAGCATCACCTGGTTTATGGAAACCGATGCGCAGGGCCTGGCGTTTGAGTCCTGGTTCCGTGATGCGTTATCTGACGGGGCAGCGTGGTTCATGATGAAGCTGCAGACGCCGGCGGGCATTAAGTTTTACAAATGCCGCTTCACAGATATTTATCAGGGACCGGTGCTGGTGGCCCCGATTTACTGGAAGTACACGGCAACGCTTGAATTATGGGAGCGCCCCCTTGCTCCTGCCCCATGGGGTAATTACCCGGAATGGATCGTCGGCAGCTCACTGCTGGATATTGCGCTGAATAAGGAGTGGCCGAAGCATGACGCAGATTAAACGCCTCTACGCCAGCAGCGGGCCGGAGGTGATCATTGAAACGCTGCAGATCACCATTGGTTCTGACGTCCATTATCTGTGCCAGGGTTACGAGAACATCACGGCAACGACGGAGAACGGCGATACCGTAACGTTTTCAGCCTGTGCGATAGACATTGCGCTGCCGGCGCGCAATGCGGACGGCACGCAGGACCTCAAATTTGCCCTGTGCAATATCGATGGTGTTGTGTCCACGGCGATCCGCTATGCCCTGGCTAACAGATTGCCTGCATGGCTGACGTACCGGAGTTATATCTCTACGGATTTAGCAGCGCCTGCGGCAGTGCCGTATACGCTGAAAATCAAGTCGGGCTCCTGGACGGCGACAGAGGTTCAGATCACTGCGGGCTACATGAATATCCTCGATACCGCCTGGCCGCGTTTCCGCTACACGCTCCCTGTATTCCCCGGACTGCGTTATATCAGCTAAGGAATCCATCATGTTTATTCCGGATAAATACCGTTCAGTCACCTGGCTGAAGGGCGGGCGCGTATATCCGCAGCTCGACTGTTTCGGCATTGTGAACGAGATACGCCGCGATCTGAATTTACCCGTCTGGCCCGATTTTGCCGGGGTCACCAAAGACGACGGCGGCCTCGACCGGGAAGCGCGCCGGATGATGCTTACCCTTGAGCGCAGCGAACCCTGCGAAGGGGCCGGGGTGGCCTGTTATTCCGGGTCGACTGTCACCCACGTAGGGATCGTGGTCAGTATCGATGGTCTGTTGCATGTGGCGGAATGCAATCCGGGTACGAACGTCACCTTTCTGCCGTTGCCGCGGTTTAAGCGCCGATTTGTCAAAGTGGAGTTCTGGCAATGACCATTCGTTTTTACCCGTCCCGGCTTCCCGGTGAACCACTCGAAACGCATGAGCATGGTGTAACCAGTATTCGCAGCTGGCTGGTGGCAAATGTTGAAGGCTACGAGGATCGGGATGTCCCACCGCTGACCGTTGAGGTTGAGGGGCTGTTAATTCCGCCAGGCGAGTGGGCTAAGTGTGTGATTCGCCCTGATAGTGATGTCAGGCTTTATCCGGTTCCCTTCGGGCTGGAGGCCGCCACAATCGCGTGGATCGGCGTCGGTATCTCCGTTGCCGCTGCAGCCTATTCGCTTTTTATGATGAGCAACATCGATACGGGCGGCTATACCTCATCCACAGGGCGGAGTCTCGACCTGAACCCGGCAAAGGCAAATACGGCAAAACTCGGTGATGCCATTCGTGAGGTGTTTGGCCGGGTGCATATCTACCCTGATTATGTGGTGCAGCCGGTTACCCGGTTTGATGCCGCCGATCCTACGAAAATGCGCGTCCAGACGCTGCTGTGTCTCGGTGTCGGTGATCTGATTTATACCAATGGCGATATCCGGGTAGGCAGCACTCCTGCATCGACGCTGCTTGGTTTCAGCAGCATCCATTACCCGCCAGGCGCGGACGTTTCCGGTGATGAGCGCAGCGAAAACTGGGTCAACTCCACCGAAGTGGGCGGGACGTCATCCGGCACCGGGCTGGATATGGCCCAGACGTCGCCGGACGCAGACGACATTATTGCAGACAGCATGACCGTATCCGGTTCGAGCGTAACGTTTACCGGGCTGGATACGGATGATGATGACGATAATGACGATAATGACGAGAACGATAACGCACTGCCGCCCAGCTGGGTCGCCGGCGCCGTGGTCGAACTGAAAGCCCCGGCGAACTACCAGATCACCACGGCGGCTGGATACAGCGTTATCGCAAGCCCGCTGCTGACGGAGATCGCGCCGGTGGTTGGAATGCCGGTGACGCTGGGGTTTAACTCTGTCGATTACGATCTGTTTATCGCGTCATATACCCCCGGTCAGGCTGCAGTGCCCGGCACCGGGGGGAGTGCGGCAAAAGTCCAGGCCAGCGCGGCCCCGACCACCTACGATTTTTCGACCAGCTCCAGCACGTTCACGATCACCTGGCAGGGGGTTACCTACCCGGTGTCGCTGGTGGCTAACTACGTCTCGATGTCGGGACTGCTGGCGGCCATCACCGAGGGACTCACTGGCTCCGGCCTGGTTGCGCAGGACAACGGCGGCACCGTACTGATAACCGAGTCGGCCAGTCCGTTCGCGGGTGGGGAGATCACGTCCTCTTCGCTGCCTGCAGCTGTTTTCGGTGATGCCCCGGTTTACACCTCCGGCACGGCATCAACCGGCGGCAGCCCGGCGGTAACGGCGAATGTGACGCTTGCCTATAACAGCGCCACGGGAACAGCCTTTTCCGGCATGCCGGAGGGGGGGCAACGGCTTTCACTTGCTCACCGCGGGAATGAGTACCGCATTGTCTCGACCGACGGCACAACGGCGACGGTGGCGCGCCTGGTTAATGGTGCCGTTGATGAGTCATGGCCGGGATTCACCGCCCGGACGATGATCGACTATGAGGCCACTGGTCTTAACGACACGTTGAGCTGGCTGGGGCCGTTCCTGGTTTGCCCTGAAAATGAGACCGTCGATATGTTCGAGGTGAATTTCTCCTTCCCGAACGGCATCTGTGGCTTTGACCGCAAGGGGAAAAAGCGGCTTCGGCATGTTGAGTGGGAGATTCAGTATCGCGTCTACGGTTCCGGATCGGGGTGGGTGAGTCACCAGGGAGAGTATGCGCTTAAAAACGTCAACGGGCTGGGATTTACTGAGCGGATCACCCTCAGCTCACCAGGGCTGGTAGAGGTTCGCTGTCGCCGGCGCAATGAGCAGGGCTCAAACAACGCCAGGGATTCGATGTACTGGCAGGCACTGCGCGGGCGACTACTGACGCGCCCTTCATCCTATCCCGGCGTGTCGCTGATGGCGGTGACCGTTGAGACGGGGGGCAAATTGGCGGCTCAGTCGGACCGCCGCGTAAACGTTGTGGCCACGCGGGCCTATGACTCAGGAACGGCCAGAACCATTTCTGGGGCGCTGCTGCATGTCGGGAACTCGCTGGGACTGGAGATGGATGTCGACACCATCAACGTGCTGGAGTCTGCATACTGGACGCCACGCGGCGAGTATTTCGACTTTGCTACCGGCGACAGTATCTCAGCGCTGGAAATGCTGCAGAAGATAGCCAATGCCGGGAAGTCACGTTTTCTGCTGAGTGATGGCCTGGCGACGGTCAACCGTGAGGGGATTAAGCCCTGGACTGGCGTGATCACTCCGCATGAGATGGTGGAGGAGCTGCAGAGCGGATTTACCGTACCGTCCGACGATGATTTTGATGGTGTCGACGTGACGTACATCAACGGGACTACCTGGGCGGAGGAGACCGTTAAATGCCGGACGCCTGATAATCCCACGCCGGTGAAAATCGAGAACTACAAACTCGATGGGGTACTGAATCAGGATCACGCCTACCAGATCGGCATGCGTCGCCTGATGAAATACCTGCAGCAGCGGGTGACGTTCCAGACCACTACCGAGCTGGACGCGCTGTGTTACAACACGGGCGATCGCATTGTGCTCACGGATGATATTCCGGGTAACAACACGATTTCCTGTCTGGTGGAGGCGATGACAACGGCGGGTGGCGTGACAACGTTCACCGTTACGGAGCCGCTGGACTGGTCTTTCGAAAATCCCCGAGCGCTGATCCGCTATCAGGATGGCTCGGCATCCGGGCTGATGGTGGCGAGCAGGGTGGGTGATTTTCAGCTGTCAGTCCCGCACCTGAGCGAGTTTGATGACCCGATGAAGGTTGACCTGTCGTCGGCAACCATCGAGCCGATCCGCCTGGTGTTCTGCGGCTCAACGCGCCACGTCTACGACGCCATTGTAGAGGAGATCGCTCCGCAGTCAGACGGAACCTGTCAGGTCACCGCTAAAGAATACCTCGAATCGTTCTACCAGTACGACGACGCCACATACCCTGGCGACGTCGCTTAATACCAAAAAATCCCTTTCAACTTTTCTTTCGCTCAAACCCTCGTTTGGGCGAAGCCTCTTTTTGGAGCAAAAAACATGGCTGCAGATGAACTGAATCCGCCGCTGGGTACGACGACGCCTGAAATCTTCCTGGATAACGTCAAGCGCGCTGACGAACTGGTGAACGGTCCGGCCGGAACGGTAAACGACCGCGGCGGGGAGCCGCTGGATACCTGGCGTCAGATGATGGCGAAAAATGATGAGGTCCGGCAGAACCTGATCCCGCTCAGTAAGCAATACCAGACGCTGGCAGCGGCGCAGGCGGATATCGCGAATATTCCAGAAGGCAGCAGCACCTATGTGCGTAGCCCTGATGACGCATATCTGGCTATTGAGTATATGAATGTTGGCGGTACGCTGGTTGCCACTGGGAGAAAAATGCTGTCTGCGTTACCAACTGGCTATCAGGCTGCAACGGCAGTCAGCAGCAATGCGGCAAATACTATCGCGATCACTATTCCTGGTCTGCTGGTTGACAGCAGTCTTATTTATTTCCTTTCCCCCGTCCTGAATACCGGCGCGGTCAGTGTGACCGTGACAGACGCGAAGGGGAATACCGTTACTCGCGCAATCCAGAAACAAAATTTCGCAGCGCTCGCTGGTAATGAGCTTTTGCTGAATCAACCGGTGCTGATGGAGTTCCGCACAGGAACCGCCAACAATTTCGTCCTTGTCGCATCCGGCCCAGTGGCGGCAGAGCTGAATGCACGCCTGCTGAATGTCGAGCTGAACTCCGTTGCGATTGTTTCGGCAGTAACAATGACATCGGACGCGTATACAGGAAACACTGCCAACACCACATCATCACAGGTTCTGGTCACTGGTCGCGCGTTTGTTTTTACACCCAGCGCAACCAATACCACGAGAACACCCACGCTGTCGCTGAACGGTTGGACGGCACGAACTATTAAACAGGCTGGCGGTACTGCTCTGGCTGTCGGAGACCTTGTCTCAGGATACCCGTATCTGCTCATGTATAATGCGGCCGCCAGTGATTTTCGTTTGCTGACCTACCCAGGTGACAGGGCACGGGTTCTCAATGCGTATACCAAAGGGACGGTAACAAGTGACTCCTCAAGCCCTAACGCTGTGTCCGTAACCATACCCGGGCTGCTTGGTGACGGTACTCAGATAACATTTGAACCCGTGGTGGCTAATACCGGCGCAACGACGCTTGTTATAACTGACCTGTACGGAAATTCGGTAACGCGCAATCTGCTGAAGGGGGCGAACACAGCGCTTACGGGCGGCGAACTGCAGGCAGCGAAACCTGTTACGGTTCAGTATCGTGGTTCTCCCGTTAACAATTTCAAACTTTTGCTCTCAGGCGATCCGACCACAGACATTCTGAACCTCAAAAGCGATGTCACCACTCTGCAGGGTGCTATCACTGACCCCTATATTAAATTGCGCAAAAAACTCATTGGTGATGGTACAGCGGCCGACACTTCGCCATTTGGTAAAATTTCGTTTAGTAATGGCGTAAGAACAGTCACAAAAAAACGGCTTATTTTTACTTCACCGGGTTCGTCGGTAGGATTAGCTGCAGGCTCAACAGGTGGCGGGGTTCCGGGGGCGCCTTTTGCGCCGAATACGCTATTTATTGAGGCGATGAAAAAATATTTATCACCGTATGGGGAATTTGAGTTTATCGACGACAATCAGTGCGTAATTGGCCAGGCATTACAGCAGTTTCCAGCACAGCTACAAAACTCACCGTATTTCACCAGTGAAAACCCTGACGACTGGCCTGATTTCGTTCTGATTGTAGGGGGGATGAATGATGCTCCGGTGGGGAACTTTAATCGTGGAAGGACCTTCCCCCGCCAGCAGGCAGAGCTTGAGAACATTATTGATATGTGCACGGCAAAAGGTGCAATCGTGATTGTTTGTACCACGCCGCACAACAATGTTGAACACAACAACGTCAAAAATATTACTCTGGGAAACCTGAACGTTGTCTGGCCTGTGAGGACTTTCAACGTTACGGGCAACTTCACTTTTGATTCTTCCAGCAATACTATCCATAGCACCGCGTTCTCATACGATACAGGAAATGCAGCGACCAGCTGGGGCGGCCAGATTCTCCGTCCAGGCCATACCCTTCGGGTCGGTGGCAGCAATGCAGGCGACTACACAATTACCGGCATTTCTGCTGATCGTAACACTATTACTGTGGCAGAAAATATTTCGGTCTCTGGCCTGATCAATACCACTATTCAGCAAATTAATCTGGACAGCATTATTGAGGAAGTACTCGATCCGCCGCCGTCACGGTCATTTGTGGAGTCCGACTGGTCAGGGAGTGGTATTGAAGTTGTTGGTGATGTGCGGTTTGGCCTCTATAACAGCATGGCGCGAGCCACAGCACGGAAGAAATCCGCATTTGTACTGGAAGCTGAAATCCCCTGGTTCAAACAGGGAGTGGAGGTACACGGATGGTCAGCCCTTTTCAACTCACCTAATTTCAACCACCCGAATGACCTCGGCTATACCGTCAGTTACAAGGCTGGCGCAGATGCAGCGGCATTCAGTCTGTGCAAGCTTATTTACGGCGAAAAATACTACTTACCTGCGTAAGGAATCATTATGTCATTTAAATTGTCAGTATTAAAAACAGTCCAGATTCATTATCTCGGTGGATATCTCTGCGACAAGGATGTTGAAATAGATTTAATTTATGCAGTTGAAAGCGTCCGTCAGGATGACACTGGTCAGGTAAAAGCAACATTGTCAGTGCGTTATGATGACAATGCAAAGGTCATCGTAGGTGATTACCCTATTTCGCTGGATACCTCATCATCAAAATCATGGGCAGAGCAGGCTGAAATACAGATTATGGACATGGCAGAATTTTCTCGTTAAATCTTCATTAATACGCTGTTCCTGCAAAGACGCACACAGCAATAGTGTCATTCAGTTATTTCCCCCGGTGTGCCTCCGGGGGGAGGGATTTTAATTGGCAGCAGCTGCTTCTATTTAGCCCACCCCCCCCTCTGGCGACCTGGCTCGCCAGAGGGGGGGTTGGCTAAAGGGAATTGCGGCTTTCAGTAGTATGACAGCCGCTACCAGAATATTAATTTCCATATTGTGCTCTGTAGTAAGCTTTAATCGCAGCAATATCAGATGCTGACTTCACTGCATCAAAGATGAGAATTTCTCCGTAATTAACATTATTCGCGGCAGTCGCCGCCAGTGTCAGGGGGGCGTTTTGATACGTGATTGCTGATGCCCCGGTTACGGTCATGGTTGCGTCGTTGACATACACAGTTTCAACGTCCGTAGCCGGGTCATAGTTCACAATCACCAGATCAATGCCGCTGGATAACGAAACACCTCCCTGCTGTGTGGATGCGCCTGTTTTGTAGTAGTACAACTTATTATCAGTCTGAGCCTGTAGCCGTAAATGAGGGCCAGCAATAAGGAAGGTTGCCTGATTCAGATTGTCGCGTTTAAAAATAAATGCGTAAGCAAACCCCTTAGTTGCATTGGATGGGAAGATATTTTCTGAGGTCACTCCACCATTTGCTGTCAGAGCGCTTTTCATGGTTTTGATACCATTCAGCGCTGATTCTGAAATAGATGAACCCAGAGCCGTTAACATATCACCAGCTCTGTCTGCCAGTGTTGAAACCCGCCAGTCAAAATAGTGCGAGGGGTCCCAGCGGCAGGTTTTATCGTCGCGCTCGGAATAAGTTGACGCGATGCCGCTGTTAACAGCTACGGGAATTTGCAGGAAAGTCGTTTTAGCCATTTTGTTGTTCCTTTCTGAGAGATTGTACGGCGTAGTTCAGGAGTGCGCGTTTCGCCTGATACGCGCCAATAATCCTAGCGCCTCTGGCGTTGGGATGCGGATCTGCCGCGTTGGTGGTGGAATATGCGTAGCCGTTCTGGAATGCAAAATTAGAGTTCCTGATTAAATCGCGCACATTGAATCCGAGCATTCCATATTTAGCCTGAATGACGTCATAAACCGCATCGCGTTTAATGTGGTTGTCGCTGTACCAGCGTTTCAGAAAAACAGGTACACCCGGCAGCGCATCCTGCACCCGCTCAACGATCGCGCTGTAACCGGCCAGAAATTCCGAATCGGTCAGGGCATAATCATTCTCGCCGAGATTGATAAACACCAGGTCAGGCGCAAAATACTGTAGCCAGTACTTCTGGTACGAGGCCGTCTGGTTGAGGTGATATGCCGCAGTTGCGCCACCTCGCGCGTAACGAATTACACGAACGCCGCCAGCGGAGTTGATGCAGTTGAAGCTAATAAGCGCCGGATAACCCGCCTGACCTGATGCGGGCGGCTCTATCTCCAGTGAATAACGGCCGGTGCCAGGGCCAAGACCTTCGACGCGAACAATGGTTATTGTTTCACTGCCCTCGGGGTTGTTCGCTACCGTAGCCGACTGCCACTCCCCGGAGCCTGCCGGGCCAATGGACCCATCATCATTCCGGTCGGTCGCACGAAAACGGAACTGGCTGGAGGTTCCGGCGTCTCCGGTACCGGTAAACCCAATCTCAACAACGTCGTGCTGATAAATCGGATTAGTTCGTGACGCATCTTTTACCCGGAAAAACAAATTAGTACGACCTGACCACGGAACCAGCGCAAAATTGAGCGGTGCACATTTTTTCCCGTAGGTCTGGTTATCCACCCAGCCGCTATAGACCAGCTCCATATTCAGCAGGTCGCGGGAGGCTGTATTGTCGTTTGAGGGGGCGAAGTATCCGATACCGCCATGACCTAGCCGCGCCGCAAACAGGCTGTACATGGCATCAATAGCGCCCAGCCCGCCGGTGCCGGCGTCCAATGAATCACCCGGCCCGCACATAATGACCAGGTATCCCCCGGTGTACGCCCGTTCCTGCATGGCGATGAGATAATTAAGCAGGCCTGTCTCCGGCAAAGCTGTCGCAGCTGACGACTCACCAGAACCCATCAACAGCAGTTGATTGTCAGCTCCAAGCACGGCGAACGGTGACGAGGCGTATCCTCTGAGAATTGATACTCCGGCATCCTGTAAAGAATCAGATGTGAGAAATGACGTCATCTCGCCGTCTGTACCGATGACTGCCAGTGGTTTTCCCGGTAAGCCATAACCGTATTTAATATCGGCTCCAGCATCGCGCAGCCTGTCACTGTCGGCACCATATTCAAGGACCTGATAATCAGTACCAATAATGACAAATTCATCAGTCCCATATCCTCTGAGAAACCTGACACCTGCGAAGGTAAACATGGATGGCATCTGGCGCCCGGTTGGCTGCAGCGTCCCGCTAACGTTCATGACCTCAACAGCCAGCGCGCTATCGTCCGGGCTGCGGTAATACGTCGTAGAGCCCTCCGGGATATTCACGATGTCCGCCTGGGCAGCCGCCAGCGTCGCGTACTGCTTACTGAGCGGGATCAGGTTCTGCCTGATCTCATCGTTTTTCGCCATCATCTGGCGCCACGTATCCAGCGGTTCACCGCCGCGGTCGTCAACCGTTCCGGCGGGACCGTTAACCAGTTCGTCAGCGCGCTTGACGTTATCCAGGAAAATTTCAGGCGTCGTCGTTCCCAAAGGCGGGTTAAGTTCGGCCATGTTTTTTGCTCCAAAAAGAGGCTTCGCCCAAACGAGGGTTTGAGCGAATGGCCGCGGCTTTTTACAATCAGCTATTTCAAGGAGTTAGATAGTGCTGATTGGTTATGCGAGGGTATCAACCGGGGATCAAAACCTCGATTTACAGAAAAACGCGCTGATTCGCGCAGAATGTGAGCTGGTTTTTGAGGATATGGCCAGCGGGAAAAATGCCCGGCGGCCAGGGTTAAAGCGCGCCTTACGGCGGCTGCGAACGGGTGATGTGCTGGTGGTCTGGAAACTGGACCGGCTGGGCCGCAGCGTGCGTGATCTGATTACGCTCGTGTCGGAGCTGCAGGCTCGCGGGGTGAATTTCCGCAGCCTGACCGACAGCATCGATACCTCGACGCCAGCAGGCCGCTTTTTCTTCCACGTCATGAGCGCCCTGGCAGAAATGGAGCGCGAGCTGATCGTCGAGCGGACCCGAGCGGGGTTAGCCGCAGCGAGGGAGCAGGAGAGAGTAGGCGGACGCCGTCGGGTAATGACAACTGAGGTTGTGGAGCGGTGCCGCAGAATGCTGGAGAACGGCGCTACCCGGCAGCAGGTAGCCGATGTGATAGGGGTGGGAGTGAAGACGATTTATAAATATTTTCCAGCCGGTTAA